GGTTTACAAAAAGAGATTGAAAACATGTCTACAGAACACAGAAAAGCAATAAAATCTTCTTTTTCTGTTGGAGTTTTAGAGACTGCAATGGCTTTAAATAATACCTCTTTTGTTGAATTGGCAGAAGCTAAAATCCTGGTTGACAAATATATTAATCACGTATCAATCAAAGGTCTTTCCGAGGCATTCCTTATAGAGGCAATGATCTCAGAATTAGAAAACTTTGCATGGGAAAAGAACGTAAAACCAGCTTTGTCTAATCTGAAAAAAGCATTTGAAAGCAACAGAAAAGAGATCGAGGTTGCTAAAGCAATCGAAGAAATCAACGGATCTGGTGGTAGAGACTTATACTCTTCTATTGTTGAAACTATGAGAAATTGGTTAGCATCCGAAGATAGAGTTTCCGAAAAACTTTTGGTAGATCTTAAGAAATGGGCATTCAATCCATCGGTTAGATCCCTTGTTGAGAGAGTATCTAATTTGCAGAACGAAACTGGAAATAAATTTAATGTTAAAGTTAATTCTTCTAACTGCGATGTTAAATCAATCATCGCTCCTAGTTTAGTTACCGAAAACTCTTCAGTTTTTGTAACATCAAACAGATTCTTCAGAGCAACAGAAGATGGCGTAAGAATCATGGAAAGAGAAGAAGCCGGAAGACTTTCTGGTAAATTTCTAAAATCTGTACTAGCACTTTCTAATCCTAATGTTAAAATCAACGAAAGCGGATTGGATCTTTATATGGGTAAAAACAAATTATCCGTTGTATTTGAAAGCGAAACAGACACTAAAAATATTTTCTTTAATGGTAAAAGAGTAGCAGAAGATAAATTAGGATTTACTCTATCTTTTGAATTAAGAAATGGATTTCAAGGATCTGCTAATGCAATAGAGCATGCAGTACAAGTAGTAGAAGCTGCTAACTATCTTTCAGAGATTGATTTTGGAAAAAAAATCGTTTCTAAAATATACGAAGGAGTAGAGGCTAACGTATTTAAATTTGAAAATAGAGTTTTCGTACATAAGGTAAATCCTGCTATGAAGAAAAACGAGCTTTTCGAAGGAAACGGAAGTCAAGCAGTTAATCTAGTAAAAGAATTCTTAGGATTTGATCTTTCTGAGTCAATGACACAATTTTTAGAAAAGGAAGACCAAATTCTTTCTATTATGAAAAACGATAGAAACGAGATTAAAAAGAATTTAGAGATAGTAGAAAGTGAAATCAATAAGATAAACAAAGCACTAGAAACAAATCCATCTCTTCAAAGTTCAGATGAAATTAAAGAGGCACAAAAAATGCTTTCTTCAGAATCTAATCTATTGAAAGAAAAATGGAATCAGATCTCAGTAGAAATTGAAAGATTTGAAAAAGGAGCTAAGAAAAAAGTAATTACTGAGAGTGAAGGATATGGTATAAATACCGATGTTAAAATCAATAGAAACGGCGAAAAGGGTAAAGTTGTAGGTGTAAACGGAAATTCTAAAACATACACAGTTATGTTTGAAAATGGAAGAACCGGAGAATTTTTCTTCAACGACGTTACTGATATCTCTGACGAAATTAAAAATATTCAATTAAGCAGAGTTAATGATATGGACGAAGATCTTGATGAGACTAATGAAGGATTAGAATCCGATATGGGATTAGCACAGGCACCAGTAAAAACAACAGGTGGATCTGGTAAATTTATACAAAACTTAAAGAATCATAATTTAGCTAAAGCACCGGGATCTAATTCAGGAGGATCAGTTAGTGACATAGAAAATCTAGCAGATCACGAATTAGCTGAAGCACCATCAAAGACATCTTCAACTTCTAAAGACCCTAAAGGGGTAAGTGGTAAACACGATTTAGCAGAAGCACCAGGTGGATCATCAAAATCATCCCCAAAATTTATTGAAGATTTGAACGATCACAATTTAGCAATGGTAGAATCTCAAAAGAATTTACCGCTTGTTAAAGCTCCTGCTGGAAAGAAAGAAAAAGTAAAAGGTGTGGTTAAAGGTAAAAAGGGACATTTGGCAGTTGCACCGGGAAATCACAAAAAGAATGGTAAAAAAGACCATGAGCCTTTGAGCAGAGCTACACTAGCTAAAGCTCCTGCTACAAAAAAAAACTAAGTACAATTTCTGAACATAGAGAAGAGTTCGTTTCCGAAGGAATGGGAAGCGAACTCTCTTTTTTTGTGGATGATCTAGCACAAACAATAGGTAAGTTAAAAGAATTAGAAACATCCAGCCACTCTAACAGTAAAATAGGATTAAAGACTATTCAAGAAACCATTAAGAAACTTGAAGCTTTAGGGGAAGATATTTCTAGACAAATGGAAAAACTAGAAAATAGCTTTACAAACGAAAATAATTCACAACAAAACTAATGGAGTATGTTAAAAACAAAGAGCTAAAGAGAGCGCTATTGGAATCAAAAGAAAAAGGAAGATTAACCCCAGAAACTGTTAAAATGTTTACATTGATAGTAAACGGGCTATCAAAGACTAAATCGTATCGTGATATAGAGGATAAAGAAGACTGTATAGCATTTGGAATGGAAGATCTTATCAAATATTGGGATAGATTCGATCCTAATAAATCAGATAATCCTTTCGCTTTTATTTCACAGATTGCAAAAAACGGAATGCAGAAGGGATGGAAGAAAATACACTCCACAAGATCGATAAAAACTATACCTTTTTCTAGGTTGGTTAGGGATGATAATCAAAATTATAATGTCTAAGACAAATATAAAGAATGTTAAACCTAACGGAAGATACAAATCCGGAAAATTCGTTCCCAGGAATCCTGAAAAATATATTGGAGACATCCATAATATAATTTATAGGTCTTCTTGGGAAGGAAGATTCTGTTTATACTGTGACCAAAACCCTAACATCATTAAATGGTCATCAGAACCAGTACAGATAGAGTATTGGAACCCAATAGATAAGAAAAACCACACATACCACCCTGATTATTATATTAAAACAAAAAAGGGTGACGGAAGCACAGAGGATTGGATATTAGAGATTAAACCATCTGCACAATACCAATTAGATAAAAAACCGGTATTAACCGGGAGATTGACAGAAAAAAGAATTAGATCCCATAACGAACAGATGCAAACGTGGATAGTAAACAGAGCTAAGTTTGATGCTGCTATGAAGTTTGCTAAATTTAATGGTTACAAATTTGGTGCAATAGACGAAAATTTTATTTTTAGATAATGGACTTTAAAAAGGAAATAAGGGATGCTATAGAAAAAGCAGGATCCCCCGCAAAATTATCGGAGGAAAGTTTTATTAACTACAGCAAAAATTATTCTGTTATTAAATCATCGGATTCTATTAGAAGCCTAATACAAGGTAAGGTTTATACATTTTATTACGATTCAGACATAAGAGCAGAAAGAGGATTTATAAACAGAAGACCCGTTATTTTTTTAGACTCCAGGGAAATAACCCCCACTAAAAGCATCATTAAAGGATTAGATTTAATTCTAATAACACCAATAGACAGAATAAATTTTTTTATTAGACTTCACTCCATTTATGGTAAAATAATGGATCAAAATGAGGGAAAAGAGAAATCTTCACAGATGCCTTTAAGATTCGATCCCCAATTATTAGAAACTTTAATGGGTGGTATCAAGTATAATCATGCATATACAGGCTACAAGATGGAGAAAATTAAAGGACTAAAAGAAATACCAAGGGACGAATGGAAGCATTTAGTTTATTTAAATACCAAATCTATCGAGGGGGCTACTATAAACGATATATACAATAAATACAGATAATGGCCGGATTTTTAGGAGACAACAGGGTTAATCCTTTTTTTAGCAACATGATGAGTAATCTTAGAAAGATAGGATCGTTCGGAATGAGCTATGGGGATATGGTTGTTAAAAACTCCCAAGCCGTAGGTACAACTGAGGCTCTATTTCTTAAAAACGGGGGAATACAAGATGAAAATTTTTTATATTCAATCCGAAAGGCAGATACTACAGCCAAACAATACATAGCATATTTTGACAGGGATTATATTAACAAAAAAACATATCTTAGGAATTTTTCAATTAATCCCGAAATAGAATTCATTTTAGATACCGTTTGTGATGAGGCTATAGTTTATGATGATAAGAATTTTTTCTCATATTTTACCTCAGTCGATGTTATGGGCATCGGGGAAAAAATAGAAAACAAAATACAGGATAGGTACAAGGAAATTTACAACCTTTTTGGATTTAACGAGGGAATTTCTGCTTGGCACTTCTTTAGAAGTTTTCTTATCGATGGTATTTTAGCATTTGAGATAGTATTTGATACAAGGGGTAAAAATATTATAGGATTCAAAGAATTAGATCCTTCGTCTTTATTACCCTCTGTGGAAAAACAACAAGATGGCAGTTTTATCGAGTGTTGGATTCAATACCCTGATAATCCTTCTCTATCAAGAAAATTATATGATTCTCAGATTATTTACATTTCATACGCAAAGGGAAATACTACGACTAGAGTAAGTTATGTTGAAAGATTAATTAGGTCTTTTAACCTACTAAGAATCATGGAGCACACAAGAGTAATCTGGAACGTGATGAACTCATCGTACAGATTAACAATGACTGTTCCAGTTGGTACTAAATCTCCACAAAAAGCAAAACAAAGCCTTGCAGAGTTAATGAGTATCTATAAGGAAGATATTAGATTAGACTCTGACAGCGGGGAATTATTTGTAAACGGAAGACCTAACATCCAGTTCTTCAAGAATTATTTAATGCCTTCTACCCCGAACGGAACCCCAGATATAACACCTTTAACAGGTAGCGGTGATGCCACTCCTTTTAGCGATTTAAAAGCATTAGCATACTTTGCGGATAAACTAAAATTGGATTCTAAGATTCCATACTCTAGATTTGATCGAGAAGATAGAGGAACACAAGGAACGTTTAGCGGAAATGCAGAAGGCCTAGATCAGGAAGAAATTAGGTTTTTTAAGTTTATTACAAGACTAAGATCTATTTTCCAAGACATATTACTTAAACCTCTTTGGGTTCAGTTCTGCTTAGATTATCCAGAACACAGAAAAGACTTCATGATTAAAAGCCAATTTGGTTTAGATTATGTTAAAGATAACTCATTTGCAGAAACTAGGTATATGGAGATACTAAATGCAAGAAAAGACCAGGTAACAAAGATTGCAGGACTTTTGGATGCTGACGGTAAACCGTATTTTTCCATTAAATATGTATTGGACAAATATCTAGGAATGACAGATGATGACAGATTAGCTAACGAGAATGCAAAGAAAGCTGCTTTAGAAAAGAAAAAGAAGGAGGAAGAAGAAGCAGCTAAAGCTGCAGGAACAGAAACCCCGCCTGCTGAGGGAGAAGAAGCTGCACCAGCGGCAGAGGGCGAAGAAGAAGAATTTAAACTATAATAAATGTCAGGATTCATTGATAATTTTTCTCAGAAAAACCCTAATATAGGTCGCATACTGAGGACCGTGAGTAAAATCGGATCTTTCGGTATGGAGTATAAAGATCTTGTTGTGAAAAATTCTCAAGCCATAGGCGTTTCCGAAGCTGCTATGAGACAAAGATTAGCTCTGACTGATTCAGACGAGGATTTTGTTTTTAATTTGGCTGCACAGGATACTTCAAACAGGAAGTATATTGCTTATTTCGATAAAGACTATCCATTTAAAAGAGATTTTTTAAGAAGCTTTGCACTAAATGCAGAGATTGAATGGATCTTAGATATTTTAGCAGACGAAGCTATTGTTTATGATGATAGAAATTTTTGTTGCAATCTTTCTTTAGTTAATTTAGATCTAAAAGATGAAATAGCAGATGCTCTAAGAGAAAATTTTAGAAAGATCTACGTTTCACACGGATTTAATAACGGTATTTCAGCATGGCAATACTTCAGACAATTCTTAATAGACGGATTTTTATCGTTTGAAATTGTTTATTCTGATGACGGAAAACAGATAGTTGGATTTAAAGAATTAGATCCGACTTCATTAACGCCTTCTATAGAAAAAAATCCAGGAGGGCAAGCAGTCCAGATCTGGTATCAATATTTTAATGACAGCGTTAGAGAAAGAAAACTTTATGATGCACAGGTAATATACATTTCTTTTGCGAAAGGTAATACAACATCAAGAACAAGTTACGTTGAAAGATTAATAAGATCCCATAATCTTCTAAAGATCATGGAGCATACCAGAATTATCTGGAACGTTATGAATGCATCTTTTCGTCTTAAGATGACAATTCCTGTAGGATCAAGATCTCCTCAAAAGGCCAAAGAAACACTTGGTGAATTAATGACGATGTATAAAGAGGATATAAAACTTAATACAGACTCCGGAGAATTAAGTGTTAACGGAAGACCTAATCTTCAATTCTATAAAAACTATCTTTTCCCTGTACAAGGTGGAGAATCCCCTAAAATCGAAACGATCAATAGTGGAGGACCTAATTTAAATGTGATAGATGCTGTTGTTTATTTCTTTAATAAGTTAAAGGCAGATTCTAAAATACCATTTAACAGATTTGCTGCTAGATCTGGTGGAACAGTAGGTACTTATAAAATAGGAGCTGAATCCGCGGAAAGAGACGAGATTAGATATAATAAATTCATTAATAGAATTAGATCCATATATCAAGAGATCCTATTGAAGCCTCTGTGGATACAAATGACTCTAGACTATCCAGAATTAGATAATGATCCGGTTTTTAGATCACAACTAGGGGTTAAGTTTAACTCCGATAATCAATTTGGGGAATCTAAAGAAATAGAACAACTTATTAAAAAGATCGATTTTATATCAGGTTTATCTGAGATAAAAGAAAAGAAGGGCGACGAAGAAATCCCTTATTTTAGTCAAGAATTCCTAATTAACAAATTCCTCGGATTAACTAATGAGGATAAAAGAGTTAATGATATCTATAAAAAGAAGGAAGAGGAAGAAGGTAAAGAGGCAGCTGCTTCAACAGAAGCTGCAGCAGGTAGCACTACACCTTCTGATACCACAGAAGCTACCCCAGCAGCAGAAACCCCAGCAGCAGA